AAACACAAGTTTTAAAATACAAACTTGTTACCCTACCAAAGAGAACAACTAAAATACCTCAGGTATCAATTGGCGTAACAACCATCAGTACCAACCAGGGGAAGGCCACAAAACGCAAAAAGGCTTCTTAAAGCCTGGAAAGATACTAAAGCTGTAGCAGATTTATATTTTGTCTGCGATATAGATGACTGGTCGCTACGCGATTATCAAGCGATAGACGACATAAATATAATAACTAATCACATAACCGCCGCTGGTATGGCTCAGCCTCTTAATATGGCTGCGATGATTTTACTAGACGATACTAAATATGATCGCTATACCTATTTTGGTTTTTTAGGAGATGATCACGTACCGCGTACTGATTTCTGGGACTATCTTTTAGCTCTACAGATACCAGGTAATAGACAAGGAATAGCTTACGGTAATGACTTACTGCAAGGCGCTAATCTACCTACAGCCTGTTTAATGACCAGAGGCATAGTAGAAAACCTTAAAGGTATGTGTCAGCCTAAAGCTAAGCATTTATACCTAGATAATTTCTGGAAAAAATTAGGCCAGGATATTAATGGACTGTTTTATGCAGAAAACATAGTAATCGAGCATATGCATCCACTAGCCGCTAAGGGTGCTATGGATGATCATTATGCACGCGTTAATTCAGAGCAGTATTACAGCCACGATAGATTAATCTACGAGGACTTTATTAATAGCCAATTTTATAAAGACCTAGTAGTGGCGTTATCGTGAAAATCTTAATTACTGGTAATCGAGGTTTTGTAGGCCGTCATTTTACGTTCGCTCTGTTAGATCATAACGTTACATATGTAGACATAAAAGACGGTATCGATGCTAGAGATTTCTTTAGACGCGATGATACCTATTTCGACCTTTTGATTCATCTTGCGGCAGTCGTAGGAGGTAGACAGACTATCGAGGGTAGTCCGCTATCTCTGGCGGTAGATCTATCGATAGATAGCGAGATGGCATCTTGGGCGGTGCGTACACAGCCTGGACATATTCTGTACTTTAGCTCTAGCGCTGCCTATCCTGTAGAGCTACAGACTTTAGATCTAAAAAGGATGCTTACAGAAAACGATATAAACCTTAGAGATATACGGCTGCCAGATTATACGTATGGATGGGCTAAATTGACTGGAGAGATGCTCTGCGAGCATCTAAGACGCGAAGGTCTAACCGTTACAGTACTTAGACCTTTTAGCGGTTATGGTGAGGATCAGAGCCTGGAATATCCATTTCCTAGCTTTATGGAGAGAGCTGCTCGTAAAGCCGATCCCTTTACTATCTGGGGATCAGCCTTAACTACTAGGGACTGGATACATATAGACGACATAGTAGAGGCCTCCCTGCTATTGGCTAAAGACCGTATGAGCATAAACATAAACCTATCTACAGGCAGGCCTACGACCTTTATGGAGTTATTTAACCTAGTAGCCTTTCAGATGGGCTATAAACCAGCTGTAGAGGTCGATGAAGGCGCTCCTAAGGGAGTGGCCTACCGCGTAGGTAATCCAGCGCTCCTAAAGAGCCTGGGCTATAATCCTAAAGTAACCCTAGAGGTAGGCGTGTCGCGCTGCCTAAGTGTCTGGAGGCAGTAGTACCATTAAGGGGTCTGGAACCCCTCAACCCTCCAGACAAAGGGACAGAAATGCAATTTATAAAAGAGTACACAGATCTATTTATATTCCTATGTGCTATAGGTATTTTTATGTCTGGTTATTATTACGGTCACTATAACGGTCATCAAAGAGGATTCGTACGCGGTCGCGTAGCGGCTCGTAGGCATCCATCGACAAGATACGAGCAATAATGAACCGTATCTATGACTACGCGATTACCTATGCAGCTCTAGGTTTTAAGATCCTGCCTCTAGGTGTAGCAGCTAAACAGCCTCATAAGAGATTCGCTCCACGTGGACTACATAGCGCCACAGACGATATAGAGGTTATTCATAAGTGGTTCAAGGCTCAGCCTGATATAAACATAGGCATCGCCTGTAAGCCATCTAATCTAGTCGTCTTTGACGTAGATCTACGTAATGGTGGTACTACAGATGGCCTAACAGAGACCAGACGTATAAAGACAGGTAATGGATTTCATTACTACTACTGGGCATCTGCCGATATGACTTTCCCTGGTAAATGGCGCGAGGGTGTAGATATTAAGTGGAACGGTTACGTAGTAGCTGCTCCATCTAAGCATCCTAGCGGTAGTTACTACCTGGTCGACGACCTAAGCGATATTAAACCAATTTCAGATCTAGTAGGTGTGTGATGAACTTAAAAGAGATAGCGTCAGAATTAGCAGCTCTAACAGTAATAAAGGATGCAGTAACAGAGGCGACCAATACATTAAGAGAATTAGCCAGAGATGAGCTAACTAATGTAGGCGCTGATATGACTAAGGCTATTATCGATAATCAAGAGGTAGCCAAAATAACCTTAGTAAGTCGAGATGTATCTTTTGTAGTTACTGATGAAAAGGCTTTAATAACTTGGATTACTGAGAATTTCCCTAGTGAAATAGAGCCTAAGGTGCGCGAGTCCTTTCGAAAGAAATTTTTAGACACCTTAGCTATAACACCTGAGAGCCAGATATTTAGCACTATGACAGGTGAGGTATTACCTTTTATAGGACTTGATACTAAAGCTCCATACGTCTCTACACGCTTCTCTCCAGAGGGTCGAGCAGCTGTGTTAGATGCAATTCGAGAGCATCGAGTGACGTCGCTGCCCTGGTTAAATATCTATGTCGAGTCACAGAGACGCAAGGAGATCGAGTAAATGAACGAGGACAAAGCGAAAGCATTACGAGCGCCTTTTAGAGATGATCAGATAGAGGCAAAAAATGTAGGACAGAGATCTTATAATTTTATTAATCACGCAGTAGTCACAGATAGATTAATTTCTGTAGATCCTGCCTGGTATTGGCAGCCTATGGCTTTAGCTGATAATGGCTCTCCAGTATTAGATGAATTTAACGGCCTATGGATCAGACTTACAGTATGCGGCGTAACGCGAATCGGTTATGGTGCATCTGAGCCGCATCAAAAAGGGGCGGATGCGGTTAAAACCGCTATCAGTGACGCCATAAAAAATGCAGCTATGCGTTTTGGCGTCGCTCTCGATCTATGGGGAGCAGATAGCAACGGTTCGAGCGTAGAGCTGGCGACTACACCTTTCACGCCACCTCTACGCTCTGTACCCAGTCTTAAAGCTGTAGAGACTGATAATCCTGAATTAGCAGCCTTTTTAGATTCACAGCGACCAGAGTCAGAGCCTACGAAAGTAGTACCGCCTGAGGGTGAGCCTTACTGCAACCATAGAGAGATGGCCTGCCGCGTTTATAGATCTGGGACAAGTAATAGCGGTAAGCCATACGAGGGTCTATTTTGTCAGCGTAAGCCATACACTGAACAATGTACGCCAATGTCTTTAGAGGGTAAGCCCTGGAAAAAATGAGGCCGTTACCCTTACACGATCTTGATATGAAATTAGCTAGACAGGCGGCTGATTTCTTTATTGAGTGGTCAAAGAAAACACAGGAGACGGATAACCCTCACACTAGAGCCGTACCCTGGAAAAATGACTACGAGCGTAAGTACGAGATGCAGATGGCTTACGGCGCTGAGATAGCTGTAGCTAGGTTATTAGGACTTGACTGGAACGGCCTTAACACCTTTAAGGATAAGGCTGACGTAGGCGACAATGTCGAGGTGCGCTGGTCGCGGTCTAATAATCTTATCCTGCGTCATTATGATCGCGATGGCGATGTAGCTTTCCTGGTGCAAGGCTCATCACTTAGTACCCTATTTTTAGTAGGTTACTACCCTGTTTATTTAGGCCGTATAGACGAATATAAGCTAGAGGATGAGGAGACCTGGTTTATACCTAAGGACAGACTATACGATTATATGCCCTATAAAGAGGCTGTAAGGCCGTTTTTAGCCTCTTTGGGGGCTCGGCCTACATAGATACATAGGCTTACGCTACTGAGGGTACGCGTAAGGAGACTGGGACTACTTCCATCTGCGGTGTAGTCCCTTTTCTCTTTTGTCGCCAATATGGTCTATAGTTTTATCTGGTCGTAAGACTGGGGGCAGGAACTCCGACGGCGACGGTTGACGGTCATCAAGATCTAAACACAGCTACAGAGATCCTCCATTACTCACTATTAATTATTTTTAATTAATGGGGGGTAGGGGGGCATTTCTCCTCTAGCTCTGGTATCAGGTCATATATATAAAAATACATAAATAAATAACTATAATAAACCAACAGATAAACCCTTACCAGTGAAGGGATAGAGATGCAACTCAGTATAGATATTTCTATTGGAGAAGTATCAACACAGATCAATACAGATCAGTCTCTATCGTTTGACGCTATAGAATCATTACTTAGTAGATCAGTCAGTAGCGTATTAGTTATGTTTAACAGTTTAAGCGAAAAGGATAGACAATACGCTTTAGGCCTAGATGCAGACTCAGACGAGGACATAGATGACGAGACGGACTCGGAAAGCGACGCCTAACGGCTATAAACACTGCAACACCTGCGACAAAATACTACCGATAGATGATTTTGGCTGGCGTAATAAAGCTAAAGATGCCAGGCGACATAACTGTAATAACTGTCGAAATCTTGGTAGATGGATAATGCGTAGGGTAAAATATGAATATGGACAGCTGCTTGAAAAGCAGAATCACAAATGCGCTATCTGCGATGTAGCCAATACACAAAGTCGCCTATCAATAGACCATAACCATAAAACACAGGAGATAAGAGGCCTACTCTGTCACGACTGTAACAGCGGTATAGCTTCTTTTGACGAAAACAGACAGTACCTAATGAGAGCCATCATCTACCTAATAGGAGATAGAAATGCTACTAATGGGATCGATATTTCTAGCCATAACCCTAGCAACACCGCAAGGCCTGCAAGAATACGCAGCTAAACACGTAGAGCCATACGAGGTTAGATGTATGGTAAAGCTCTGGAATAAAGAGAGTAACTGGAGATATAAGGCTAAATCTCCTACACACGATTACGGTGTACCTCAGAGGCATATGAAGGGTAAGAGCAAAAAACAAATCCAGAAATTTCTAGATTCGCCTATAGACCAGATCCATTGGGGTATTGGCTATGTGCGTCATCGTTACGGTGATTTCTGTAGTGCGCTAGACTTTCATAAGCGTAATAATTGGTACTAAACTGTACGTTTAGTGCTAAATTTAGTACATAATTTAGAGATAAGGGACATATATGGATCTAAGAGAAAAGATAACTATAGGCGTCTGTTCACCTGGACAGTGGCACGCTATGTTCGCGACCAGCCTAATCGATATAGCACGTAGTCAGTCACAGCTAGGGCAGTTAATAAGCCTAGAAGGATCAGGGGTAATTAGTCGTTTACGTAATCAAGTAGTAGCAACCTTTTTAGAAAAGACTACCGATGACTGGCTGTTACAGATAGATACCGATCAGATAATCACAGTAGAGAATTTTAAGAAGTTAGTAGCTGCAGCTGATAAGGATGAAAGACCTATCGTAAGCGGTATCGTCCACGCTGCCTGGGATACTCAAAACGTTTACCCTGAGCCTGTCCCTTGCGTCTTTAAGATAGGTGAGGACACTGGTCTATATGCGATGCACGAATATCCAGAGGAGAGCATAGTAGAGATAGATGCGGCTGGTACTGGTTGCATACTTATCCATCGTTCAGTCTTTGAGAAAATGAGAGAGCATCAAGATAAAACTAATGAGGGTGATCTATGGTGTTTCTATAGGGATATGCCGATTAACCAGGCGTGGGTAGGTGAGGATATATTCTTTAGCATACGTGTTAAAGCTATGGGCTATAAGATGTACGCTCACACTGGCGTACAGCTACCACATAAGCGCAGCTATTGGTTAACCAGGGAGCATCATAAAGATTACGCTAAGTATGGTAAGGCTAGGCATCAAAGCGCACAACAAGACATAGCAATAGCTAACGAGATCTCATTAGGAATAAAAGAGGATGATAAATAATGGCAACTACGAGCAGTAAGGTAACGGTAACGACGACAGCTCAGACGATCGTAAGCGTGGACAATGTAACGCAGTATGTGCATCTACACGCTAAAGGCGATACTTACATAGGTGATACAGATGTGACGACTGAAACTGGATTCCTAGTAGATAATGATGACAAGCTCGTGATTACGGTAGCTCAGGGATGCTCTTTAAGCGCTGTCGCCACTACAGGTACACACAC